CTGCTGAACATTCTGATTTAAGAATGAACCTGCCTGTACATCACGAATATTCTGACGAGCTTGTGGAGCAATCTGACCCAGAGCAGTAGAGGCTACTTGTTGACCAGAAACACCTGCCGCACCAACTTCACGAACAGTATCTCTATTCATCTGAGCGGCAAGAGCCTGTGCTGAAGGACCTGCTTGTTGTCCAGTAAATCCTAAAGAGGTATAACCTTGACCCCTAGCAGTAGCGGCAGGACCTGCCTGTTGACCAGTAAAGCCAAGAGACTGATAACCAGTGGCTTGTGCTTGTGTAGCAGGACCTGCTTGAGCGCCACCAAATGTTGCGGCATTGTAGCCTTGTGTAGCGGCAGTAGCGGCAGGACCAGCAGAGGCTGATTGAGCCGTAGCAGGGTTATAGCCTGTCTGAGCCGCCATAGCAGATGGAGCTACTTGAGCGCCACCAAATTGCTGTGCTTGGACATTCTGAGGCTGATAGTTTGCCGCTCTGTTGGCGACATCAAATGAAGCACCAATACCTTGGAATATGGCATTATTTGGATTAGCAAAGTCTCTGGTTAACTGAGCTGCACGTGCTTGATCTGGGTTGTATCCCGCAAATTGGCGAGGAGCTAATTCTCCCGCAACATCTCTAGATGTTTGCACATTTTGCAAGTAAGCGTCACGCAATGCAGGATCAAGCTGCGCTGTTTGTTGACTAGAACCACCAGACATAATTACACCTCCGTAGAAAGCCAATAATGTGTTGGCTTCATGTTAAATTTAGATACAAAAGTTCTTGACCAACCCCTACGTCCTGTCAGGGTGATTTTTTGGCATCCCATGTCTTCAGCGAACTTCTGAATACGGGGGGTGATGGTTTCTAGATCTGCTAGATCACCTGCCGCTAAAAATATGTGCAATACCCTCATTCTTGGGAATATCTGCACTTGAGTGACTACTGCGCTGTTATCACTTGTCCATAATTGCATCGTACTACTGTCAATACAGTCGGCTACATCTTGCATATTATGCGTATTATCGTATTCTAAAGCAGGTTCTAAAATTTTCTCTACTTTTTTAAAATATACAGCCCATAGTGGTAGTTCACCATCTACTTTATATTTCTCGTAGTCAATCATCTCAAACTGCCAGGTTTCCCATCAAATCTGATAACACCAACTCGCCAATCTGTTAAAGCAACACCTTCAATCTTTACTGCAATCTGTCTACCAGTTAAACGAACTGATGTAGGAGAAGATAAGGTATATGGGCCATGCGTGTATTTAGTGGTATTTGGGTAGAACTTAGTACTAAAACTAGCCCTAACATCACCTGCAGTCTTCTCATCAGGAACTAATCCTGTAAGACTCATTACCCTGTCGCCATTACCTAATTCAATTGGTCCTGACTCAGCAAACAATGTCTGGGAATCATAGTTGTTGCCAACCTCATGCTCATAGACATACCCATCTGAGGAAACCAGAATAGGGTTGCTAAAAATACCTTTGTCTGTACCGCAAGTACGATCTAAAGTGCCAATAGACCAATGATTCTCACGATAGTTATAGGTCACATAGGAATCTACCTCATTGGTAGACACACTTGGGTAATACCACCAAATCTCACCAAATGTTGAGTTATGGACGCAATAAACCTTAGAGGCTTGGGTAGTGTTCAGATTGCCAAAAACAAAATCAGATACATCTGATGGCAAAGGTTTAACAAAACCATCGTATATCCAGAATCCTGATCCAGACATCCAAATACAGGCATTGTCAGTAGCCGCTACTGATTGTTTAGAAATAACTCCACAACCTGTACCAACACGCTCAAAACTGTAAATAAAGGGTGGGCCAATGTAAGTGGCAGTATGGACATCCACATCTGTAAACAAGATGGTAGTACCACGAATCCGCTTAGAACACTGCAAAGAGCCAATGGTTGTTAGCTCAAAATCACCCGCTTGGTTGGTGGCGGCAGGAGTCCATACAGTATTGTTTTCTTGGTCACACCATTGTACTTTACGAGGATTACCACCCGCACCCAGAGCAAATAAGAAACGCTCTTGAGTTACAACCAAACCAGTACAACCAGTTGGAGCATTTGTGATGGCGGCAGCATCTGTACCAGTATCCAACTGCCATTCAAGGAGCTTTCCATCTTTAGATGAGCAAGCAACCAAATACTCACCCCATGTATCCATAGACCATGTAGTAGCGGGAGTGACTGATCCTAAGTCAGGTCTGGCAACACCATAGGCAAAACTTCCATAAGTGCCATAACCATAACCAATCTTTTGGACAGCATCTGCATCACCAACAGTAAATCCTGTCGGAGTAATGTCTGTTAAAGTATTACTTTCACTCAAAACATATAGCTTTGAATGTGTGCCAATGCCAATTCTGCGGTTGTTTGAGTTATCACGCCAGTTAATCAACCCCCTAGCTTTGCCAGACAATTGAGTAGTTGTGCGTTTACGCCATCCACCAACAGGGCGAATAGTTCCTTCAAACCAACGAACTAGATTAGATCCATTCCAACGACCTTTAGCCTGATACTCTGTACCATTCTTGAATACACCTGGAGGAATTTGGAGTGGAATGTAGGCCATATTCTTTGTCAATCAGGTAGGTTTGAAACAAAGGTCATTGTAACAATTAATGATGCTGTAGAGGGTCTTGTAGGGCTTGTCTGGGCGGCAAAGTGCTGAAGTGAAATAGCAGTGTTAGTTGCAGACCAATAAAGCTCAACATAATCGTTTTGAGCCAACTGTAAAAAGTAATTCCAACCAACAATTAAATGACCATCTACGCCACCATGACTGTTTGGTATAGAAAGAAATCCAGTAGATCCAGTTAAGTTAGTACCATTAATTCGTATCCAAACGCTTGAGTCATGTATTTGTGAATCAGTATTAACAAACTGACCAGACCATTGCAAGTTATACAAACCTGCATTAGCTACATTGATTCTTGAGCTATTGCTTAAGGTTACGCCATTAGAAAAGTCTGTGGTGTCTAGCGTCATTGCATAAGCAGTATTTGCTGACGCAATAGGCTGGTCTACAAGGCTTTGGAACGCACCAAATGGAAAGTTGATGTACTTGCCACCAACTCTAGCAGTTAAGGCTTGAACAGCGTTAAGTAGCTTAATAAAAAACAACCTCAATGTGCCATTATTCTGGTTCTGTACTTCTTGAGAGTAAGAAACACCAGAAGTCCCCAAATTAGGAACTGGTGGTACATCTAGTTGTTTCTGACTAGACATTACTTCTTAATCCAAGTTTGCCAAACAGCACCTGCTGCCAAGATCAAACCACCAACCCATAAAACAGGTTGAGCAATAGAAGCTATCCAATTCAAAACCTTGACAGCACCTTTAGCCGCTTCAATAGCGCCTACTAGATCACTGGTGTTTTTATCAATGGTATCTACTTTGGCTTCAACTGCAACCAGTCTTTCGTAGATTTGTGCATGGGTAACTTCTTGCATGACTCACTCCGATGGCTCTTTAGGAAGTTGTGCGTCAGCCTGTTCTTTGATCTTGACGATAAGAGGCCATACACCAGACTTAGCTGGCATCTCACCCAATACATTCAAGATGAATTGGACTTCGTTTGTTTCCAACTCTAATTTCATGCTTGACCCCAAGGAGTACCAGTAGCCTTAACAGGATTCTTCTTCAACTCAATCTGAGCCGCCAAAGAAGCCTCTGTAGCTTCCTTGTCAACAGATTCCCACACCCAATTAAGGACTGTGGCTTCTGTGAGGTTTGCGTAGGGAATTGTAGGTGTACCTTCAGCCCAGCTTACTGTTGCGTAGGCAGAGGCAGAGTGTTCTCCGTCTACTGCGGTTGCTGTCCAATGTGCTGTAGTTACAAAGCCATCGGCTGTGTTGCTATCAAGGTTTGTGATTTTCCATGTAGTAGTCATGATGTTTCCTTTTAAAACTGTTTGGCAAATTTGCCGTGATACAAAACTCTTGCCTCTTGAGATACAAGACCTGCAAGTTCTAAATCTTTGTAGTAGCCAATAATGTGAGACTTACCATTTTTCATCACACGAACAAGCCATGCTTTACTATGCTTGTGCCATGAGACACCAGAGTAACCAGAAGTGTTGCTTGCTATCTCACCACGATTGCATTGGTTTTCGCTTCTAGTGGCTTCACGCAAGTTCTCAAGTCGGTTGTCTTGTCTGTCGCCATTGATATGGTC